TTTCCGCAGGAACTCGAACCGAGTCGCCAAGTGTCAGCCCGTCGGGAGTTGTATTCTTTAGCCAATACGCAACGGGCTTGTTGTATTGATTAAGTTCGACGCCGTTAATAATTCGATTTTGTCCTGAGGCTGTTGAATATGCGAATTTGTTTCCGTCAATGTCGTCAACTTCTCTCATTTGTAGCATGAAAGAGAATTTTCCATTGTACGGATTGTCTGTTAATACAAATAAATAACCACCGTCAACAATCATTCTGCGAAGTGCCATTGCCTGCATTTCATTAAAATGAGTTTCGCCCGTTATGTCGCAATTTTCAGCCCTGCACCATTCGTCAAATAATTCTTCAATTTGTCTTCCAAGTTCAGCGTCTTCCTCTCCGTTAGAGTTTAAAGGCTTTGCCTGAAGCCGCAAGCCTGTTCCGACTACGTTCCTTTCAAAAGCCCCGATGATAGCTTCTGCCATATCAGCATTGCATTCCATATCTCTTGAACGTGCGCGAAGCCTATCCCTGCTGCCTTGATTCATCTGTTCAGCAGGAGCATTGACAGCAGTCCAACCTGAATTTGTTCTGTCAGTAGAGCCGCCGTCATAAGCCCGAATTCCGCACTTCCACGCAATGCGTTCATACGCCAAGCGTGGATTGATATGCGTCAAGGCTCTGTCAATCCAATCTTTTTGCACTGTTTTCATCTTATCTCCTGTCGAATTTTGCAACGAAAGTGCTCATTCCGATTCCGTTGTTTTGCTGTGCCACCAACTGAGAATTCAAAGCAGCCCTTTCGGAATACAGCGCAGAAATATTTGCACGTACAAACCTTCTGCCATTGATTGTGTATTCTTGAGCTCCGTTCTCAATTGCAGAAATTGCTGCATTTATTTGATTTATTTGTTCTTGAATTTGCATTGTTTCTCCTAACGTAACCAATTTGACGAAGGCTTAATCCATTCATCACCCTTTTGCGTCAAACTTTTTTGTTTTGCCGCAACAATGTTTGAATTTGTATTTTGTTCTTGAATTTCGTCTTCTATATCAACCAAGTAACGAACTTGCAAAATATCGGCTGCAAGCGCAGCATATACTTCACAATCTAAATAGTGATTGTCGATATGGTCCGACTTTGGCTTCCAAACAAAAACGCCTTCTTTGCCTTGAACTGGAATTTTTTCTTCGGAACAAAGCTGCTCTGCGTATTCTTCGTCGCAGCCTTTAAAAACCATGAAAGCCCCTTTGCCATTCGGCTTGTTTAGCCTAGCAGCAATCATGTCTTTGTATTGTCCGCCGTCAACGATATACAAACGAAGTCCATGAGCTTTTGAATTCAGTCTGTCAATCAATGAAACTTTATAACGTGAAAGCATTGCTCTTGATGAACCCTTAATCGGAATAAGCCAGTCTTGATTCATTGCGCAAAGGTCATAAATGTCATCTGTTTTGTTTCCGTCGCCTGAGTCAATCGCTGCAAGATTTACTTGCATAATTTCGCCGTTTTCTTTTG